ATCAAGACCCTCGTTGTGAAGCACAAGGTCGCGCGGGTTGGCTCCTGCAAGAGCCGCGCGGGCGGGTTTGCCGCCGTCTACGAGAACATCAGCGACGGTGAGAGCGCCCCGCAAGCCAAGGACGAGCCGTGGGTCTGGGAGAACCTCATGGGCGGCAAGCGCTATGAGGACATCAAACTCAAGAGGCGCACATGATCCTGAAGTTCTTCGCCCCGACCAACGCCCCACACCCGCTGGGCGACAACCTCGCCCGCAACTGGTGTCGCGGGGGCTTCTACGCCAAACATGGGGAGCCGCTTGGGGATGTGAATCTTCACTACGGCATCCTCCACGGTGGCACGGAGATGCAGCTTCTCGCCGAAGCTGAGAAGAGGCACTTCGTCCATGTAGACCATGCCTTCTTCGGACGCACCGAGGACCTCGCCAGCGAGGACGGATACTTCAGATTCGCCCTGAACGGACAGGCGAACGAGATCCGCAAGACCGCCGCATTCGATGCGGACAGGCTTGCACTGCTCCAGGCGCGCGGCCTCCTCAAACTTGAGCCGAAGCGCCCCATCAAGAAGAACAAGATGATCGTCTACCAGCCGCCAAGCGTTCACATGGTCACCTACTACGGGCTGCCGGACGATTTTGATGGGCAATGGCGCGCGACGTTGCGGCGCATGCACCCAGGAATGATGGTTCTGACGACCCAGAAGAGCCCGAAAACCGAGGATTTCTGGGAAAACGTGGCCGTTGTGGCATCGTTCAACTCCGCACTCGGCTTTGAGGCGCTCCGGCGCGGATGCGAAGCGGTGATGACCGCTCCGAAGACCCTCTGGCCCTACACCCCGAACGACGTGAACGACGGGAAGTGGGCCGAGCGGCGCTATGAGATGTTCTGCGAGATCGCTGGCCGCATGTGGAACTTCCGGGAGATGCGGCGGGGTGATGCTCTGCGCCACATGAGCGGCAACGGGGAGATTCCGTCGTGATCCGAGCCAAATCGGCCAAAGCGAAGGGGCGTCGCCTTGAACAATGGATCGTCAAGCAACTGGAAGCTGCTGGCCTATCTGCTCATCGGCAGCCTGGGTCTGGTGCTTTTGATGCGTTTCCTCACGATGTGGTTGCTCGACTGAGGGACGGGACGCAGGTCCTGGTCGAGGCGAAGCAGCGCAAGAAGGACGCCTGGGCGACGGGCGAGCGGTGGCTGGGAAGTGCCGATGTCCTCGTCGTGCGGATCGACCCGGAGCCGTTCAAGCCCGAAAACGAGCCCCGCGTCTACATGAAGTGGTCTGTGTTTCAGAGGTTGGTCGGATCATGCCCCACGAAATAACCCCCGCCCGGTTGATGGGCTACCGCAAGATGGCTGACAACCGGCGCGGGAGGCGCTGCAAGGCGCTTGCGGTGAATGGGCCGATGCACCCGCTGGTCCGCCAGTTCTACGAACTGGTCAACAAGGACCCGATGATGACCTTCAAGGTCCTGAGCGAGAAGTCGGGCGTGCAGATCGACACGATGAGCCAGTGGCGATACCAGCACTCCCCGGCGCTTGTGACATTCGAGGCCGCCCTCAACGCGGCTGGCTACGAACTCTGCATTCGCAAGAGGAGGACCCAGTGAGCACGCTCGCGCTCTACAAGCAGATGCACGCCGAGGGCAAGTTCCCCGGCCACAGCACCGAGAAGTACTCGGACGAGATCGGCGGCCTTATCCGCAAGCACGGAGCCGAGACCCTTCTCGACTTTGGCAGCGGCAAGGGGATGCAATACGACGATCTGAAGCTGCATGAGCGGTGGGGTGTGGGGCGTCCTGCCCTGTATGACCCGGCAGTCCCAGGCATCGACTCCATGCCCAGTATGCTGAAACGATTTGATGGGGTCCTGTGCCTTGACGTGCTTGAACACCTGGAGGGCGAGGAGTTGTCGCGCGCGGTGTTCGACGTGACGATCCGGGCGCGCAAGTTCGCGCTCTTTGGGATCGCGCTGTTCCCCGCAAAGAAGACCCTCCCTGATGGCAGGAACGCTCACCTGACCTTGTGGAGCGAGGAGAGGTGGCACGACTTCATCGAAGCGCATCGGTTTCGGAGCGACATGGACATCGTGATCGAGTTCGATGGAGGACGAGATGGTTCCTGACCCCTTCCCCTACTGGATTGGCTTCGACGGCAGGGAGGCGGACGCCTACGATGTCTGCTCGTTCTCTTGCCAGCGCAAGAGCAGCATCGGCCTGTACGTCCGGGCGCTTCGCCACAAGGAACTCCGCAGCGGAGGCCTGTTCATACGAAGCTGGGGCGTCGATGCCAAGACCGGCCAGATGTTCGACACCCTCGACGGGCTGCCGTTCTCGACCGAGTTTGCCTTCACCCGCTTCCTCGTCCCGTGCTTGCAGAACTACAAGGGCTGGGCGCTCTTCACGGACTGCGACGTGCTCTGGCTGGACGACATCGCGAACCTCGTTGCGGAAGCGAACGAGGAGTATGCGGTGATGGTCGTCAAGCAGATCCACATCCCGCAGAATGGGATCAAGATGGACGGGCAGGTGCAGAAGCCGTACCCCCGCAAGAACTGGTCGTCGGTCATCCTGTTCAACTGCGCCCATCCAGCCAACCGCGCCCTCACCCCCGCATACGTCAACAGCGCTTCCGGGCGCGATCTCCACACATTCGCTTGGCTGAAGGACAGCGAGATCGGGGAGCTTTCTCCTGGATGGAACTTCCTGGTCGGCCACACGAAGCACAACGTAAAGCCCCGCATCATGCACTTCACGGACGGCGGCCCGTGGTTTGAGCACATGCGGGATGTGCCGTTCGGCGGGTGGTGGACGAACGAGTACTATCTGATGCTCCAGCAGCAGGGGAAGTTCGAGTGAAGCGGATCGGAGAGTGGTGGCTGCCGAGTGCCGATCAGCACTTCGCGGGCGACATCGAGAACTATCAGCGAGCATCCTACGATGCTGCACTGCAACATGTTCGGGTGCGCGGGACTGCGCTCGACATCGGGGCGCATATCGGGATCTTCTCGCGGCGGATGGCGCAGGACTTCGCCCTCGTCCACGCCTTCGAGCCAGACGCGCGCAACTACGCCTGTCTCGTCCGCAACGTCCCAAGATGGACCGTCCGCACGACATATGGCGCGGCGGGCCAACAGCGGGGAATGGGGCGCGTTCGCGTGGATGCCGCTGAGAACACGGGCGCGCGAGGGTTCGTGGCCGCCGTCGATGGCGGCGTACCAATGTACGCAATTGATGAGTTCGATTATGACAATCTCGGGCTCATCAAGATCGACACGGAGGGATTTGAACATCGTGTTCTCGTTGGCGCTCTTAGTACCATCAAGAAGCACAAGCCCGTCCTGATTGTGGAGCATGTGGCCGACGAAACGGTCAATTTCCTGAATCTGTTCGGGTACAGCCCGGTTGCGTTCGTCGGCAAGGACAGCATTTTCGTGGAGGAATGACATGAAGGTCATGGTGTGTTCGACGTGGTCGAATGAGGGCTACGAGGCTTACGGGCGCAGGTGGCTGGAGACAGTCATCGAGCACTGGGAGGAAGGCATCGACGTGAACGTCATCACCGACGAGCGGTTGCAGATGGACCCGGAGTTCTGCGGGTTCATGCAGCGGCACGCCGCGATGCGCCTCAACCCCAAGGAACGCGGGTACGACTACCGGCAGGACCTGCTGCGCTTCGCGCACAAGGTCTTCGCCATCAAGGCAGCCCTCGCGGATGCGGAGGAGGACGGCTACGACTGGCTGATCTGGCTCGACGGCGATGTCGAGACCAAAGCGCCCTTCACGATGGATTTCCTCAAGGAGATCCTCCCGGCGGAGAAGGATGGGGTCATCCTTTCTCGGGCGCACACCGCACCGCACCCAGAGTGCGGGTTCATGGCGTTCAACCTGAAGAGGTTGGGCGGCGACTTTGTCCGCATGTTCGTCGGCATGTACGTCAAGGACGAGGTGCTGAAGCTGGCTGAATTGCATGACAGCTACGTCGTCATGGTTTGCGTGCTCGCGCATGTGGAGGCGCGAAAGAGCGACTGGCACGACCTTTGCCCGGTTGGCGGCGGACCATTCGGCCTCGACGCCTTCGAGGCGAGCCCGCTCGACCGAGTGTTCGTCCACAAGAAGGGTGGGCGGAAGGCCGGGATGACCAACGCGGAGATCGTGTCGCACTTGCTGGGCGACAGGGTCGGCTGCGTCATCCGCCCTGGCGAGGAGTTCAGCCTGGGGGACGATCAGGTCCCCGTGGTCATCTGCGTCATGCAGCCGGTCGAGGCGATCCGCGAGACGCTGGCGAAGATCGGTGACAGGCCCATGGCGTTCGTCGGGTTCTACTCGTCGGACGAGGAGGGCTCGCATGTTGACACAAGCCGGTTCGGCATCAACACCGTGCGGACCGACACCATCGTCTTCGAGTCCATCGAGCGGGCGACGGATGGGCTGGGCTTCGTGCATGTGGCCGTGACGAAGGACTTCTCCCCAATCCCCGACGACCTCCCGGTGTTTCACCACCGCATGATGTCCGTCGCCAGGAAGGAGCAGATCAAGGCGATCACGGGGAACGCCTACCAGACCAACATGGTCATCCAGACGCAGAACTGCGTCCCCAACGAGACCATCCGGGCCAACATCGCGGCCAATCTCGGGCAGATCCCGGAGTGGGTCAAGTACACCAAGCACCACATGCGGCGCGCAGTGATCGCCTCCGCCGGTCCGTCCCTCGACATGCCGGAGACCATCGAGGCGATCCGCAAGGAGGTCGAGGACGGTGCGGTGCTGTTCTGCGTGAAGCACAGTCACCAGAAGCTGATCGACGCCGGTCTTGTCCCGTGGGGATGCGTCCTGCTCGATCCTCGCCCGCATGAGGGCGTGAGCACGCATGGCCGCCCGCGCGCGGAATTGCTCCCGGCAGCCTACCCTGGCGTGCGGTATTTCTGCGCGTCGATGGTCGATCCGAGCGTGGTCAAGCGGCTGATCGATACGGGCGGGAAGGTCTACGGCTGGCACGCTGCCGTTGGGGCGGACGAGAAAGCCGTCCTTCCTGAAGAGCACCAGAAGTTTCTGATGGGGGGAGGATCTTCGTCGGCGGTTCGCGCTATGATCCTCGCGTGGCAGTTCCTCGGCTTTCAGTCGTGCGGACTGTACGGCTTCGACTCTTGCCACCTGGACGAGAGCAAGCTGGACAAGTCCGCCCGCCACCAGGACGGCACCCCAAAGTACGTCGCCATGGACGTTGCGGTTGGGGGCCGGAGTCGGCAGTTCTGGACGGACAGGGACATCCTCTGTCAGGCCCAGGACTTCACCCGGCTCCTTCAGGAGACGCCATGGATACAGTGGGACGCGCACGGTCCCGGTATCGTGGCTTGGTTGTGGCAGAACACTCGCGGGAACATGCCGACGCTTGAGGAGATGTACACATGAACGACGACCGCAAGTGGCGAGGAGACAACGACAAGGTTCGTCGCACGAAGCGACAGGCCTTGAACGCTCTCCTGGTCAACATTGCGGACAGTCTTGAGGAGAAGGAGCGGGAGTCCATCGCGCAGGTCTGCATGGAGGACTTCCGGTCCGACCGGGACAGCCGGACCGAGTGGGACGCCATGCACGCCGACTGGGTTGCGGTCTACAACCAGCAGGACGCGCCCTACAACCGGCCCTGGCCCGGATCGTCCGACGAGTCCCTCGGGCTCCTCACCGAGGCGTGCAACTCGTTCCAGGCCCGCGCGTACAAGGCCTTCTTCTCGTCTCGGATGCCCGTCGCGGCGGTCTCCACAACCCCGTCGCGCATGGGGTCTGCGGACCGGGCCAAGCGGGTGAGCCAGTTCCTCCAGTGGTCCCTGTTCTTCAAGGATCAGACCTACAAGGAGGACAAGGCCGCCATGCTCCTGCGTGTTGCGGTCCACGGGAGCGATTTCTCCAAGACCTATTTCGACCCGGTTATGAACCGGATTGTGACAAGGCCTGTGCGTGCGGAGGACCTGTTTGTCCCGTACCACATCGGGCCGATCAACATCGAGGATGTCCACCGCAAGAGCGAACTGATTCACCTGCAACTGAACGAGGGCCGGATCAGGGCATCGGAGGGGTATTTCCTCTTCCCGCCGGAGCCCATGATGATCGGGCAGATCGAGTCCCCGATCCAGCAGCAGAACGACCGGGACGGCGGCGTGCGCCCGTCTTCAACGCAGAGCGAGGACATGGCGCAGATCATCGAGCAGCACCGGGACCTGGACCTCGATGGGGACGGAATTGCCGAGCCCTACAAGGTCTGGGTGGACGTGACCTCGGAGAAGTTGCTCCGCATCGAGGTCCGCTATGAGGTGGACGAGTTCGGTCGTCCCCTGAACGGTCGCGTCCCCATCGAGGAATACACGCACTACCGATTCCTCGCGAACCCCGATGGCTTCTACGGGTACGGGCTGGGGTTCCTCCTGGGGAAGACCAACATCGCCATCAACAAGCTGCTGCGGCAGTTCATCGACGCGGCCACGCTATCGATCCACGGCAGCATGAGCGGCTTCATCTCGGAAGCCCTGAACATCAGCAAGGGGCCGGTCAAGATCGAACTCGGCAGCCTGAAGACCGTTTCCGCGAGTTCGGACGACATCCAGAAGGGGATCAAGACCCTGTCGTTCCCTGCGCCGCCGCCAACGCTCATGCAAGCCATCGCGCAGCTTGAGGGTCGGGCGCAGCGCATCGGTGCCACAACCGATGCCGCAGCCGGTGACGTGAACAAGGTCTTCCAGCCGACCACGATCCAGACCATGGTCGAGCAGTCGCTCGTCATGTTCACAAGCGTGCAGGAGTTCCTGCTCCACTCATGGAGCAAGGAGTTGAACAAAATCTACCGGCTGCACGGCATCTACTTCCGTGGGATCGAGTCCTTCATCTCCGTCACCCCGGAGGGGCCGGAAGAGATGATGGTCACGGAGGAAGACTTCGCGGACGACATGCTCATCATGCCCATCGCGGACCCCCGCATGATGAGCCAGCAGAGTCGCCTACAGAAGGCGCAGTTCCTCTTCGAGTTTGTGACGAAGAACCCAATTGTGGGGAACAACCCGGAAATCCTCCTCGCGGTGTCGAGGCGGCTTCTTGAGGAGATGGAGATCGATGGGATTGACAGCATTCTTCCGCGATCTGTGGATCAGCTTCCTGAACCTGCGCCAGACCCGAAGGCAATGGCTGAACAGGCAAAGGTGCAGGTCGAGCAGCAGAAGCTCCAGATAGAGGCGCAGAAGGCCCAGCAGTCCATCGAGCTTGAGGCCCGCAAGATGCAAGCCGACCAGCAGATCAAGCAAGCCTCGTTGATGGGCGACCAGCAGCTTCAGCAGATGCGGATCGAGAACGAGCGCATGGTTGCGGAGATGCGGATGGAGAACGAGCGCATGATCGCCAAGGAGAAGCTCGCCCTTGAGCAGACCTTGGCGACCATGAAGCTGGAACTCCAGGCGCAGATCGACCGGGAGCGGATCGCCCTGGACGCCGAAGTCAAGCGAGAGGCGGAGCAAGCCCGCGCACAGGCTGGGCGCGAGCAGCAGCAGGCGGCAGCCCAGGCAAGCGAAACCGGGGCGAAGCAGATGGCGGAGATCATGAAGGTCGTGACGACCGCCATGAGCGGGCCGAAGGAGGTCAAGATCATCTCCCCGCCGCGCGAGGTGACGATCAACTCCCCGCCGCGCGAAGTGATCATCAACCACAAGGGCGACGCTGGGTCGCCTACCTAACCTGAGCGAAAGGGTATCCCATGGGCAAGAGCCGAGACTTCTCCAACGACTTCCTCAAGCTGTTCTTCAACGGCGGAGCCATCGCCAATCTGGCGCAGAACGGCACGTCCCCCCTGACCGATCTGTGGTTTGCGCTGCATTCGGCTGATCCCGGAGCGACGGGAACGCAGACGACCGACGAGGTCGGCTACACCTCGTATGCCCGCGCCGCAGTCGCCCGCACGTCGGCGGCCTTCATCGTGTCCGCAAACACGGTTCGACTCGCGGCCAACCTCGACTTCACCGCATCGACCGGCGGCGCGCCGGTCTCCGCCATCTTTTTCAGCGTTGGCAAGGGGTCTAGCGGAGCCACCCAGATCCTGTATTCTGGCACCCTGACTCCGGGGATCTCGATCTCCAGCGGGACGACGCCGCGCATCAACGCCGGACAGATCATCACGGAAGACTGATATGCCCGACAACGTAGGTATTACCCCAGGCACTGGTGCGACAGCGGCAGCCGACGATATCGACGGCGCGCTACACCAGCGCATCAAAATTACGGTCGGCAGCGACGGGGTCTCGCGCGGGGACGTGGATGTCACGAACCCCATGCCGGTGCGGCAGGACGACCTGGGGTCCATCGAGCAAGCAGCAGAGCAACTCAAAACGTCGCTCGTCAACACCGGCAACGACGAGCCGCTTCAGCTTGTCGGCTTGCACCCCAACTTCCCGCTGCCCATCGACACCGCGACGCCCATGCCGATTGCGGGGCGGGACTCGACGGGCGCGCAGAAACAACTCCTCACTGACGAAACCGGGGCAATCATCTCATCGTCGGATTGGAAATACATTCCAATACGTCCGCTGATACCGTCTTCTCAGACGGGAGGCGTCTTTGCTATAATTGATTGCTCAGGGTATCAGAGCATTATTGCCGTAATCCGAAACGGAACCACCTCGTTGGCAGCCACTTTGTCTTTTTCAATGGAGCAAACAGACTGGCGACAAGCATACGGCATTGATATGTCAAGCGGCGGTCAGCAGATAGCGCTGTCTGGTGTCAATGCCAGCAGGACATTTCACATCCCCGTTGCTGGCAGATACCTACGCTTTGTAATTTCCCTAAATGTTGCGGCAACCCAAGTATATTCATGGGACTTGTACCTGTCCCGAGCGCCAATTTCATATCCAACATTTCCGCAAGCCGCCGCAATCAACATTTCTCAAATTGGCGCAGTGGCCGTTGCCACCGCAGGTTCTGGCATTCAGGCCATAGGCGGGCCGACTGCTGCTGGAAGCGCTCACGGTTCAAACAACCCGGTTCAGATTTCCGGTTCTGACGGCACCAACATCCGCCGCATCCTCACGGACACTGCCGGAAACACCACCGTCGTCGGCCACGTCACCACAGGCGCAACGCTGATCCCCGCCACATCCAATCGTGGCCCCGTTCTTGTGGGTGCCGCCGATCTGGAACAGCGCGCCCAGCGCATGGTGGTGGACGGGCTCGGGCGTCTGCGTATCCGGAACGAGGAAAGCGGCACCAAGGACGACGGTGTGATCGACGCTCTCAACAACGTGGTCCGTGAACTGAAACTGCTCAACGCAAAGCTGACGGACCTTCCCTACTATCTCGGCATCAACTCGGTGATGCCCGACGATGACAAGGCATTCCGAGACGATCCAACCATCTTTAACCAGTAACGGAGACTTCAATGCTGATCCAAGGTACAACCGGCCCCGTCAACGTGGGCGACGGCGTCAATCCGCCGATCCGTCAGGGTCGCCAGGGTGACGTTCTGATTTCGCAGCTTCATGGCGACAAATACGAGCAGAACTATCGCGGCAACACCTACTTCACCGGCCACACGTCGCTGGCGGCGCTTTCGGCCAATACGATCACGCTGACGGCGACGACGACGCCGATTCTTGGCGTGTGGAACCCGCTGTCCTCGACGGCCAACGTCGTCCTTCTCCAGGCGATGCTGAACGTGGTCGCGAGCAACCTGACCTCGGGCGCGGGGCCGGGCGTGTTCGTGTGGGCTCTGTCGACCGGCAACGGCGCGATCTCCACGGGCCTCACCCCGTACAACTCCAAGTCTCTGATCGCTGCGGGCTCCCAGGCGCGTGGCTTCGCCGGCGCGACGGCTCTGACGGGGCTGACGAACAACCTCGTCATCGCGGCGGGCAGCGCCCTTCCCTCCCCGGCTGGCCTGACCTACACGACGCTGGCCTCGACGGCGCTCCTCCCCTCCTATCAGGGGGTCGAAAACTTCGAGGGCGCGATCATCGTGCCGCCGGGTGGCGTCTTCGCGCTCCTCAACACGACCTCCTCCACGGTCTTCTCGGCTGCGGGCCGACTGACCTGGGAAGAAGTGCCGGTCTGACCGTGATGTCCATCGATTACATTGTCTCGATGGTGGAGAAGCGCCTCGCTATGCTTGAACAGGCGAGGCGCAACTCCGAAGCGGTCGGCGACATCGAAGGCGTCGTCCGCGTTGACGAAGAAATCACCACTGCCAAGGCGACGATTGACAAGCTGAAGTCTGTCGCAGCCTGACAGCGCAAGCGAGGTGAGGCGTGCCTCCGCTACAGGGTCTCACACTCCTATTTGGCTCGCTTTACGGGGGCAGCGGATCTAACGCATCCGCGACTGGGTCGAGTTCGGTCTCGGCCCAGTCTTCTGCAATTGCGGCGGCAACAGCAAGCGCGACCGGCACAAGCACGGTCGCCGCAGTCGGGTCTACTGGTGGGGCGGTAGCCGCCGCTGATGCTGCGGCAACGGGCGCGAGCACTGTTGCCGCGAACGCAACGGCGGTTCTCGGGACTGACGCCTCCGCAACCGGCACGAGCACCGTCGCGGCAATCGCATCGCGCACGCAAGCCGCAAGCGCAGGGGCAGTTGGGGCTTCAACTGTTTCTGCCACCGCATCGCGCACTCAGGCAGCCGATGCGCTGGCAACCGGGTCCAGCATTGTCGCCGCAGCGGCGTCGCGAGATCATGCCGCCAACGCATCGGCAACTGGCGCAAGCACGGTTTCCGCTGTTGGCTCGACGGGCGGGGCGGTCGCATCTGCGGACGCCTCCGCAACCGGCGCGAGCACTGTCGCCGCCACCGCATCCCGCACGCAAGCGAGCGACGCAACTGCGGTAGGGGCCAGCACCGTTGCGGCAACTGCCACGCGCACGCAGGAGGCAACCGCATCCGCTTCTGGCGCGAGCACTGTCGAGGCGTCTGCAAGCGAGACAGCCGCCGCCACGGCAAGTGCCTCTGGAGCGAGCATAGTCTCTGCTGGTGCCAGCGAGATTTCCGCCGCCGACGCCAACGCCACGGGCGCATCGACGGTCTCCGCAACGACCGCCCGCGTTGCGGAAACGGTTGCTAGCGCGAGCGGGTCCAGCACCGTCACGGCGACCGCATCCGAGACGGGCGCTGCGGACGCAGACGCTGTCGGCACAAGCACGGTCTCCGCAACGGCTGCGCGCATCCAGGCTGCCGACGCCAACGCAGTCGGCACAAGCACTGTCAACGCAATCACGCCCAGCGTTGCCAGCACGAACGCGAGCGCATCGGGCCAGAGCACGGTCTCGGCAGAGGCGCGACTTGTGGGCGGCGCGGCGTCGGTCCCGCAGAAGTTTGCTCGGTGGGCGTCGTATCAGCGCAGACCGAACTCGTTCCTCCGGCAGGTCAGCCCTGGCGTCTACCTGCGCGCCAGCACGACCGAGAAGCCCGTCGTCGTCCTCAACAACCGGGAGATCGGACCTGCGGACGATCTGCGCGGCGAACGCCTTGCGGCCATGCTGGCCCAGGGTCTCGACCGGCGCGACGCGCGCAAGATCCGCAAGATCCTGCGCCGCCTTGACGACCCGCCCGAAGCGGTCGAGGTCGCTCCGCCCTCTCCTCCGACCCCTCCACAGTCGGCAGAAGCGCAGAAGCTGATCGAGAGGGTGAATACGTCCTCCGGTCGGCGCTACACCATCACTGCTGAATCGGTCGATGAGGAGATCGCGGTCCTGGTCGCGCTGGGGATCGTGTAGCAGGGGGGATTTCCTCCACAACGCCACCGGATACAATGCGAGCGAAAGGAACCCAGATGCCGAAGACGCCAGCATGGCAGCGCAAGGAGGGGCAGAACCCCTCGGGCGGCCTCAACGCCAAGGGTCGAGCGAGCTACAAGGCCGCGACCGGCGGGACGCTGAAGCCGCCGCAGCCGGAAGGCGGGCCGCGCAAGCGGTCGTTCTGCGCCAGGATGGAGGGCATGAAGAAGAAGCTGACCTCCGCAAAGACGGCGAAGGACCCCAACTCCCGGATCAACAAGTCGCTCCGCGCCTGGAAGTGCTGACATGAAGAAGCCCATCTGGGACCGCGCGCGTCCCAAATCCCTTGGTAAGCCCAAGTCCCTCACCTCCGCGCAGAAGGCATCTGCCAAGGCGGCGGCGAAGAAGGCGGGGCGTCCGTACCCCAACCTCATCGACAACATGCGAGCCGCGAGGAAGAAATGAACGACGAAATGTATGGGGGGCCGATCTCCCCCGAGTCGAGCTTCGGTCAGGGCGCTCAATCTGCCATGGAGCAACTCAACCAGATGATGCGGCTGCGTCAGGCACAGAAGGCGGCGGCGATTGCGGAACAAGCTGCCGCCTACGAGGCCGACAATTCGCGAAATGAAACCCCCTCTTGGCGGCAACAGAGAGAGTATGACTGGCCCTTCTTCAGACTCCGCAATCAGCCAGAAAAGTATCGGTCGAATCGCCCCATCATCAACGAGGCCATGATTGAAAACGCCCCAATCCCAGAGGAGTATCGAACGCTTCTGCGAAACATCTGGAACTCAAAGAAGTATTCGGAACGTGAGGATATCCGCGAGTACATCGTTGACGCAATCATGAGCAACATCTCGCCACAGCGTCCAGACAGAGACCCGGCCCTTTTGCCGCAGCCGACTCGCGGCAACATGTACGGACGATTCCCTGGTCGGGAGTGATACAGCCATGAGCCTCGACCCCGATGAGATCGAGAACTGGCTGCGACACCCTGTGACGCAGCATCTGCGCCAGGAAATCCGCAGACAGAACGTCGGGCATCGCTACCGCACCGCAACCGATCTCCTCACCTTGGGGCGAGCGCAGGGCTTTGACGAGGCGCTCACGCTGATGGGTAGGTTGCTCAATTCCCCCGATGCGATAGGCTGACCACATGATCCGCCGAGCCAAGCGCATGAAGACGAGCCAGATCGACGCTGCGATGGAGATGCTTCGCAGCGCAGGGCGCAATGGCGACACGGAACTCGCCCATGTGAACCCGCGCGAGAAGGCGATCCTCAGGGCGATGGGCGGGGCGGGAAGCCGCAACCCGCGCACCGGACTGCGCGAGTACTTCGTAGGCGGCGGGGACTACAACAGCGGGGACGCGCGGTCTTTCGGCGGGGGAGACCAGACTGACGCGCCTTCGGGGATGGCGTCCCCAGCCGATGGAAAGGTCGAGCGTGACTATCTCGATTCCCGCGAGTACGACTTCAATCTCGACGGCATCATGTCGGATCTGCGACCCCAGCAAGAGCAGACCGCACAACCGGCACCTCAAGCCGCACCCAGGACCGGGTTCTTCGACTCGATTGGCAGTTACCTGTCACGGCAGATGGAGAACCCTGACAACATCCCAGGCCTGGGCCTGACGGGGATGGTTATCGGGCCAGCCATGTCTGGCCTCAATCGTGCGGCGCGCGAGGCGGGCATCAACGTGCTGGACCCGAGCGTGCCGGGGGAGAGGGCCGCCTATGAGGCGGGGTTCCCAGGGAACAGGGATGTCGCGGACAATGCGGCGGCTGCCCTTGGGGCCGTGCCGGTTGCCGCGCCAGCCCCCGCATACCTGCGCGGCACGCCGACGACGCCCCCGCAGGAGATTTCGTCGTTCATCGGCCCTGGAATGACCGATCTTCAGCAACGCGCCCTCATCTCCACATACGGGACGCAGGGCGTGAACAGCGCCTTCCGCACCGATCCTGTTCGCCGGTACTACGCCAATCTGCTGTCGCGCGGTCTGATCTCGGACCGTGGAGTTCCGGTGCAGCAACCCTATGTCTTGCCCATCGAGCAGCAGTATGCCTCCATGGTGCTTGGCCGACCGATGACCAACCCCTCGGATGCGGCGGCGGCCTATGAATCCATCCGTGGGCTCCTGTGAGGAACTTCACATGAAGAAGAAGCCGATGAAGAAAGGTGGACGGGGCTGCTGATCGGCCCTGGACGCCAGGAAGGGTGGGGTCTGGTTCCCCCTCCTGCCAGATCCCCCCTTCCGCACCTTCCTCAAATCGCTAGGTTGGCGATGGGCATTCCGCCCAAGAGGAAAACATGAGCAAGAAACTGAAGCCCTTGTTCGCAAGGGTTGTGGTGCGCGCGGAGACGCTGCAAGCGTCCATCGCCACCAAGTTCTCGGGCCTGTCAAAGATGGGCTTTGAGATCCCCAAGACCGTCGAAGAGAAGATGATCCCCGACGA